TTTGTAAACCACATGCTATAGCATTCTTTCATTTTTGTAAATCCTATGTGGCGATATACAGCACCACATAGAACTAAGAATGCCAAACAAGCAGATAATATCTGTACGCTATTCATTACTTACTCTGCGCTGGAAGAATGTAGTTGTATTCTGCAACACCGCTATCTACAGTAATTTGCATAGCACCGATGTCTGCAATTTTCATTGTAATGTTACCTGCTAAGTTAAGAATACTCATAACTTGAACAACTGGCCAAGACCATGTTTGCTTTAGTTTTCCAGTAACACCTGCTTCAAAAACAAATTCACCTGCGTGTGTACTAGCATCGCCAAAGCTGAATACTAAATTACCATTGTCACTTTTAACTTGGAAAACACTTTCTTCGCTGTGTGCGTTTGCTTGGAACTTCAAACGTTGGATACTTGCAACACTTGGTTCAAATTCAATATCCCACTTAGCACCCTTGAACTTAACTGCTTTCAATTTTTCATTGATAATTTCAGTGTTCATAAAACGATAGTCGTTTTCAAAGTCGCCGTCTTTATTTTCAAAATGCAAACCTGTTGGAATTTCTTCGCCGTTGCGTTGTGCCTTAACAACACTAATTTTTGCATGTTCTTTATATTCTGGACACTTTAAATGAATGTCTAGTTTATTTAGGTTTGGCATACCAAATACACCTGAGAATTGTTCTACTGGTGTTTTAGTTTTAGCATTAACGATAACCGAACGGTCTTCAGCCATTGCTTCAATTTCTGTTGCTTCTTGAGTAGAACTAATTTTTACCAAAGGAATAAATCCTAGGCTGTGTGTATGTGCTACTAAGTCTTGTAAAATGTCTTTCATATGATTCTCCATGTTCCTTATTATATTTAGGTTTTTGTTTAAAGTCAAGAGTTTTTTCTTACTTTGTTGTTGTATTTGATAGCAGATTCTACCAATGTTACAGGTGCTTCGATGGTATTAGTCCAATGTACAAATGCTTCTGTATCCTTTGGAAAACAATGTCCTCCAAAACCACGTTCACCATCTGGACCAGGTACTAACGTATGCCCACTTCCAATACGACTATCTTGTGATAAGATTTGTCTTACTATGTCAAACTCCATTCCTGTCTTTTGACATACATCGTATATTTGATTAAAAAAACTTGTCTTAAGTGCAAGAAACGAATTAGCAGAGTATTTTATTAAACATGCTTCTTGTGCTGTGCAATTTAAAAACAAATTGCAATTGGGTAAAGATATTTGAAATAATTCTTGCCAAAAACATTCAGGGTCTTCACCACCTAGGACAATGTACTTTTGATTAATAAAATCTTGATTAGCAGTTTTAGCTCTTAAAAATTCCGGACTGTATACAATACTATGGTTGGAGTATATTTCGGCAAACACATCGGCAACACCAGGTGTTACTGTACTTTTAATCAAAACTGGCATGAATAAAGGTGTTTGGTCTAATACATTAGCAATGTTTTCTGCAATGATGCCATTTTCACCAGTTGGTGTACTAACACACACAATCAATCCATCTGCATCGTGATGATTTTTAATTTCGTCAGTTGTGTAGATTGGATCAACAATTACTAGTTCGTGTTTATCCTTGAGTGCATTATGCACAGCTTTACCGACGAATCCGTATCCTGCAATAATTATCTTCATATTAGAACTCAAATAAACTGTTAAAAGTATTCTTTTCTTCTGTACTACGAATGTCCCACTTTAATACACCAATTAGATTGTCCAATTTATTATCAATAATAGTTTGTTCCATTTCCTCGTGGTCGAACGGCATGTCTTTAAACCATTGTGGTAGCCTTAGTTCATCAACCGGATAAGCAACACTAGTAAAGCCCATTGGGTTTTGTTTTAGTTTGCAAACAATAACTTTTTGACCATCTGTAATGTTCATACTATACTTGTCGCCGAACATTCGCTTGAGAGTGTTCCAATTAATACTTGCACGAACGTGTCCGGGCATATTAGCTTTACCAGCTTTCTTCTCTTTACTCTCGTACTCAGTAATGTTGTTAGCACGTTTAGGGCTACCTTTCTCCCAACCTGGACGAGCTTTAAACAGTGTTCGAAAATGTGTAATATGATCTAACACATCTTGTTCAGTAGCACCAGTTAGTACCTTTTCAAGTATGTCACTTAAAAAGTTTTGAATAAATTCTGGAGTATCACTACGCTTTAGATCCAAGCCCATAGCTTTGATCTTACCTGGTTTACCATCTACGTCTGCACGTTTGCCTTCTTTGTCGTAATACAACACGGCGTAACGCTTCTTAGTAATAAACAAACTTTTACTGCCAACAATTTCTCGACCTGCTTTAATAACTTCGCCACGCGACTTAGGACAGTGAAATGCATCTAACATAAACTGCGGGAATGTTTGATTTACCTCTTCGCCAATTTGGTCATATAACTGTACAACAGTTTCTTTAGTCCAGGGAATATGACCGGCGTCGATTTCGTTCTTTAAAGTCTTGTACGCACTGAAGTAACAACTGTCTGTGTCTCCATATATAATGGCTTTGCCCACGTGATTGTATTCTCCCGCAATGATCTCATTGACTTTTCCAGCCATGTGCTTTGCAATCTGACGTCCAGTAAGAGTTGTAGATTGCCCGATACGTTTATCAAAAAAGCGACACCCACTATTAAGGATGGCACCATAGAGCGAATTAAGGTTAATCTTCTTAACCAACTGTCTCTTGTCCCAATACTCTTCTTCAATTTTATTACCAGCATTAACTGCCTCCTTTAACTTGGCCTGCATCTCTTTACGTTCTGCATACCAGCGTTTTAGTAGCCCTGGAATAATACCTTCTTTTTCATATGTAAAGATAGTACCGTTTGCTGAAAGCACCCAGGGTTGATTGCTTTCAAAAATTAATCTATAAACTTCTGCAGCAGACAGCACATCGCTATCGTTATTCTCCCAGTCGATAGTAATGTCGCTTCCAATCTCTTGATTCATTACGGCTGTGTATTCCAGACTTCCAAAGATGCCTTCCCAGCTGGCCGCAAAACTTTTTCCTTTTGCCATTTGATTGGTTAAGAATTCGTCAGTCATTGCTGGACGTAATTGACCAACAATAGTTTCTGGACCCATATTTAATGCACGAATGGCGCTTGGGTATAGACTGTTAATGTCCAATGATCCAACCCAGTCTTGTAATCCTTCTTTAGGATATGCAACATAAGCACCTGCTGCCGCAGTGTCTTCTCGTTCACTCATCTTAGTTCTGTTAGGAACAACAAAACCTCTACGATGACTTTCGTTAATAATAGCCTGTTCAGTTACAGCCACGGCACCCATTGTAGTTTGTAGCAAAACTGTATTTTCATGTGCCAGTGTGTTGGCAAGATCCAAGAACTTTAGTTTCTTGTCTAGTCTATCTAGCAGTGAAGTATCTTGTCTGTTATATTCAATAAAAGTTTTAAAGTCATTGTTATATAACTGATCCAGTGTGCCTTCGTATTGTGTCTTACGCTCGCCTAGTTCGTATTCAGCAATGGCATCCAAACGATAGCTATGACGTTCTTCATATGTGTACTTGCGATATAGCTCAAGACTATCTAAGTGTACACGACCAATAAAGTCATACGTAACCGATTGTCGTCCAAACTTTTCATATTCACGGCGTTTGGGAAATTGGTCAAACAAACAAAAACGTCTTGTATCGTCTTTACTCAACACCTTAGTAACACGGTTAACAGTATAAGGAATATCATAACCTTCGCTATTCCAACCTGTTAGTATGTCTGCGTCTTTAATTAGATCCAAAAACGCATCTAACATTTCTGCTTCTGTTTTAAAAAGCATAGTGTTTGGAAAATCCTTAATTGCGTCTTGTGCCTGCTCCCAGGTAAGTGTTTTTGGTGGAACAGCAAAACACACTAGAGTTTCTAACCATTGTAGGTGAACAGCAATACTGGTAATAGGCATAAACGCATCATCGGGCGTTGAATAACCTCGTTCAGGATCAAAGTCCACCTCGATGTCGAAGAACGCTACATTTAGTTTTGGAGCATCTTGATTAAGATAATGTTCGCTTAGTGTAACAAAGATTGGATTAATGTCGCTTTCGTACATTTCCTTACCACTGTTAATGGCTTGTTCTTTGCGTAGTTCTTTAGTGTTCTTACATACAATACGTGATACGGCATCGCCGTAAATTGATGTATGTTTGCCCTTTGGGTCTTTGACGTAAAACGTGTGTTTTACTGGGATGTCGCGAAATTCTCGTTCGCCTTTTTTGTTTCGCTCAACTACTCGAATGATATCATTCTCGCGGTCAAACCATGCGTCTACATAGCTCATTAGTTCTCCATATGCAATTTACGGCTTGCAAATACCTATACAGCGGATTCTGGCCCGCCTTACCATTATATTATAACACGTTTAGATACGTTTTGTAATATCCAAAATTGCTTCAATTTCTTCCCAGTCTTCGTTATAAGAAGCCCAATCGCCTTTGTGTGCAATTTTAATAGCTTTGTTAATAACACTAGGTTTAACTTGTAGTTCTTCTGCAACTGCCTTAACTGTATCCTTTAAGCCTTCTTGTAAATCTTCAATTTCACGTAATACTGTAGAACCCTCGGCAATGAGTCGTTCTAATTTTGCCTTTTCTTCTGCGCCGTAGCTGCGTCCTGACATGTAAATCTCCTAGTAATAAGCCTTATTATATAGTAATTATCCAAGTAATGCAAGCTCAAAGGTAAAAAATGGCAAAATAAATTTGCCATTCTTTTTATAATAGTTTAATATTATTTGCTAGATGCAGCTGCCAAATCTTGAGCACTCATAGCTTGTCCACGTCCACCAAACACTCTATCACTACCTGAACTTGATGTGCCGCCCATTGGTTGTGTTTGAACACCGCCTTCCGTGAATCCTGCTGGTGCTTTAGCACCTGCAGCAATACCTGCTTTGATAGTTTCAGCAGTTTCTGGATCAGTTGGCCAACCACCGTACAATTGAGCTAACAGTTTTTCAAGATCTGCAAGTTGACGTTTTCGTTCTTCTTCTTTTGGATCAACAACAGGACCTGGTCCAGGTCCTGTATCCTTTTCGCAAGTCTTACCATCTTTACTTAGTTTGTATCCCTCTGGACATTTTCCGTCTACTGGAACAACTGGATGTGTATTAACTGGATCATCTTTTTTGTCGTCTTTGTTAGCCACATAAAGTATAATACCCAAAGCTGCCAATGCAGCTAACAATGATACAAACTTATTATTTTTAACCAGTCGAACAAAACGTCCTCCTAGTTTTCCAACATTATATAATAATCCTTCACCTTTGGCTGCTTGGGATGTCAATTTTGAAACAGCATCGTCTCCTGTTTTACCAACAACTTTGGCTGCATCGTCTCCTGTATTAGCAACAACTTTGGCTGCATCGTCTCCTGTATTAGCAACAACTTTGGCTGCATCGTC